CACCGAGACGCCGATTATTCCAGCCACGACCTGTATTCTCACTGGAACCGCACTGGAAGGTGTCAAAGCCTATGGCGCGATTCGAGATGAAAGCGCGGGCCTGCAAGCCACGCCTTATTACGTGAAAAGTTGGGTGGAGGAAGATCCATCCGTTCGTTTTGTCATGTTGCAATCGGCTCCGGTGCTATTCCCGTATCGACCGAATGCTTCTTTCAAAGCGAAAGTGCTCTGACTGGTCGCCCGGTCAGGATGGCCTCTAGTCCCGCGTTTCATCCGAGATCCTCCCTTGGAGAAACGCGGGACGGGCCGGGTTTTTTATGGTACGAGGAGCTCTACATCGACGCACGTTTGCCACCGGGCTTACCACCACGGCTGCGGCGGGCATGTCGCAATTCGCGCAGACCTATGCGCCAAAATTGTGGAAAGCCGAGATCGATATGTTCGGCGTGACCGTGAGCTATACCTCCAAGGAAGGTGGACCGGTGCTTCAGATCACCGGCTTGTGGAAAGAAGGCACCGAGGACGAGAGCCAATCGCCGGGAACCTATTCCACCTTCGATGTGCAGGATTCCGACATCCCCAACGGCCCGCAGGAAGGCGACACATTAACTGAGGCGAGCAAGGGCAATTTCACGGTCTGGCATATAGGTGCGACCGCTATCGGCTATTCGCATTTGACGTTGCGGGAGGAACTTTAGATGGCTTACTACTCTTCGACCGTTCGTGGCGCGGCTGCCTACATGAGCGTCAAAGTCAAAAAAGGTGGCCGGATGAAGCCACCCAATCTGGATAACGGCCAACTCACTGCCATCGGCAACGAAATGGTGCGCGCGCAATTGGCTCGCTGGGCCAAAGGTGTCAACGCTGACGGGCAACCGGCGAAACCGTTATCCCGGCGCTACATGTTCATCAAGAAGAAAGTGACCGGGCAGGCGCGCCCAAAGCGCGACAACAACATCACGGGAGCCCTGGTCAAGAATTTTCAGCTTCGGCGGGCCAACGAAGGCCGTATCCGCGCGGAGCCCACGCAACGGCTTACGCGGCAGCAATCCATGCGCGCCGAACAGTATGACCAGATGACCGGCTTCGCGCCCACCGACGAAGCCACGGTTCTGGCCGCCGCGACTTTTCAATATGGTGGCTACACGCGCACTTCGTGGCAGCCATCGGATTCGACTCTCGGATGAAATGCTCCATATCACGCTCATGACCAACACTCTGGTGAACACCTTCCGCGCGATTCCCGAGATGCCGACCTATCTCGCCAATGGGGATGTGCAGAACATTATTCCCTATATCGACGCGGCTCCAACACCCAACCATCTTTTGGGCAAGGTGTACGGACTGAAGAGCGGTCAAGTGCTGGTCGCCTTTGAGGGCACCGAGTTTAACGAAGGCGGCGAGGACATGAGCGAGTTTTCCCATCGCTTCATCGCTTATTTGCGGAGTGCCCCGGATACCAGCCTTCAGGACATGAGCATGGCCTTGATCAATGGCATCCCCACCGGCTCCAACCTGCGGTGGAGGTTGATGTGTCTGTTGCCAGAGCTCTATACGGCAAATCTGTTGCGCGTGTTTCGCGAGACGGATTCGCAAATGATCGACTACTTCGGCATCGAGGTCGAACTGAAAGAAAAAGGAGACGCATAATTTATGCCCGCAGCATGCCCAGCCAATATTCGCGAAGCCAAAATCGCAGTTGGATTGAAACCGCAAACGGATGTGGTGACACCCAATCTGCAAGCGGACCTCTGGTCCTTTACCAAGGTCAATACTGCGCTGGCAGTGGTGGAGCCGCGCACTGAAACCGATGCCCTGGATATCGGCAAGGGTGATGAATTCCCCACTACCGTATTCAAGACTTCCATCTCCACTTCCATGGCTCTGGAGAAATACGCTTCGAGCGAATTCGCCGCATGGCTCTTCGCTTTCGCTTTGGGCAGTTGCGCCAAGACGGCTGCGGGCACCGGCTGGACCTATGCCTCGACGCCCCAGAATCCCACCACGGCATGCATTAATCTGCCCGCATTCACCTATGTGGAGCAAATCCGGCAGACACCCAATGCGGTGGTGGACTGGGCACCCGTGGGAATGGTGATCAACGATTTCACGCTCAATCTCGAAACGGGTCCAGGACGAGCGAATTGCCGCTTGTCCTGCAACTGCATCGGCACCGGCAAGCTGGTGAATCCCTCCGGGTATACCATACCGGCGGTCACCACCGAGCATTCCCTGAATGCTTCGGGCGCGACGGTTCTTACGGTCAATGGCATCGATTATCTGGCTGGAACCGGAATAGGCCGCTTCAACACACTGGAGTTCCGATGGAACAACAATCTGCGAGCCGACACCGGCTACTATGCGGGATCGGGCACCCAGAACGGTTTCGGTGTTCGCGGGCGCATGGAATTCGGCAATCGTGAAGTAACGCTTAATTTCGTGGCGCGCGCCATTGCCGGTTCGGTCGAATTTAACAACCTGCTCGGTTTGGTCGAGGGAGCGACCACCCTTACTATCGGTGGAGCAGTGATCGGGGCGGGCCCGCAGACCAACGGCATAACTCTGAGCTTCCCGCGCACGATCATTTCGTCCGAAGTTAATGGCGAATCGGATGGCGTAGTCACCGTGAATTGTGGAGTCACCATTCTGATGCCGGTGGCCGGTCCTCCGCTCTGCACTCTTTCGGCGACGACTCCACTAAACAATGTCTTCGGTCAATTGCTGACCGTAGAGGAAGAAGAGCATGCCGGGATGCATCCTGACGACATGACCAAAAAGGCAGCCTAATATGTTCGACGCAACGGCAGAATACGTGTTCAATGTCCGAACTCCAGAGGGAGCTCGGCAAAAGATCGTGATGCATTGGCCCAACGATGAGCAGTGGTCCGAGCGAAAACGATCTTACAAGCTGGTCACTACCCAACTCGGGCGAGGCCGGTCGGAAACCGAAGCCGTGCCAGCGACCGAAATCGATCTAAAAATCTTCGACGCCTGCAAGCTGAATGGAGCTCCCAAGCTTGATCCCGAAGAGGCCGCGCGTGTGCTGGATACGCTTGGTCGATGTGATGTGCGCGATGTGGTCATTGATGGCGTGACCGCTACTGTAACGCTCTCGGTGCCGGGTGGAGATGTGACCCATACTCTGCGGGTGCCGACTGCCAAGCAGGCGCGTCTGATGCGCGAGGCCGCCACCAAGCTGCGGCAACTACCGCATAACCGCATCGAGGTTCGGTTGTCGCTCGATCCTCCCGCGAAATTATGGGGTGAATGCGATGGCACATCCAACGATTACAAAGAGGGAGTCATCCCGAATTTGCACAAAGACACTGCCATCCGCGCGGTTATTGAGGAGCTTGATAACGAACTCGCCTCGGGACTCGAAGAAACCGAAGATTTTTAACCAGCGGAGAGGCATGGCCCGAGCAACCCTCTCCGCGCTACATCTGGTATCGCATGCTCAGGCGGGACAAGCTTTGTCCCGGTGCCGAGAACTGTACCGATGCCCAGCAATCGGACGAACCCGGCTTGCCGTGCCGCGATTGCCGCATGGTGGATCTCGACACCTATCTGGAGACGCCCATGGGCTCGCGTTTTAAGGCTGCGCTGGAATTGGATTTCGCCTTGCGCGCGGGCTTCACGATTTCGTTGGACGATATCAGCGCAATTGAGTTCGGATTGTTGCGGATGCTGGACGAAGAGCGGCACCGCTACGAAAAAGACCAACTAGAAAAGGCCCGTCCGAAACATGGCCGCCAATAGGATTTACCTCCAACTCGACTTCGGCACCGCGCAAGCCCAGGACAATGTTCAAAAGTTCAACAAAGAGCTCAAGAACATGGGCAAGAATGCCGAGGATGCGGGCAAGCAGGGCTCGGCGGGCTTAAAAAATCTCACCGTTTCGATGGAACAGACCACCAATGCGGTGGGCAATCTGGTTACTTCGCTGGCTGGTCTGGCAATCGGGCGTTTCATCGCGGATCTGGTGCATACCGGCGACATGTTCAATCGCGTGGAGATCGCCATTCGCGCCATGACCGGCTCGGCGGATCAAGCCGAAAAGACCATGAAGGGCTTGATGGAGGTGGCCGCCCATTCGCCTTTCCCGATGCAGGACATCACCGAAGCCGGTCGGCGTTTGATCGCCTTCGGCTTCGATGCAAAGAATGCTGCCGATTATGTGGGTGCCATCACGCGCGCTATTAAAACGGTCGGCGGGACTTCCGAAGACGTGGAGCGGCTCACGCAAGCTCTCGGCGTGATGGCTGAGAAAGGCGTGGCGCAAGCGCAGCAATTATTCCGGCAGATCGCGGCTCAGGGTATCCCGGCCATGGAGATTATCCGGCAGAAGTTGCTGCAAGAAACCGGAAAGCTGTTCACCGATACCGAGATCCGCGAAAAGATGGAAAAGGGTCTGTTGCTCGGTCGCCAGACTGCCTTGGCCTTGCTCGAAGGAATGAAGCAGATTCCCGATGCGACCAAGGAGATGATGAATCAGGCCACCTCCCAATTCCAGCAACTCAAGAACGAAGCCACCAAGCTCGCGAGCGAGCTCTCGACGGCATTACAGCCGCAGTTGGACAAGCTGCTCCAGTGGGCGAAGGATTGGGTGGATTCGATGAAAGACGATCCGGCGCGCGTGGATCGCATCGCGCAGTGGTTGCAATGGTCGGCCATCATTGCCGGGACAGTGATCGGGCTTAAAGCGGTAGTCGGCTTATTCAAATCGCTGGTTCAACTGGCGAAGGATTTGAGAGCGGTAAAGCTATTCGAGGAGTTCATGCAACTCCCGAAGGTACAGATCATGCTCGAAACCCTCTTGCCGATCATCAAGGGGATTGGTGGCGCGTTGAGCACATGGGGCATCGCTGCCGGTGGCGCAATGGTCGCGACCGGAGTGCAATTGGATGCCCTGCGGCAAAAGAGCGAAGACTTCGAGGATTCGCTCATCCGGCAAGCTATCGCCAGCGGCAAATCAGTGAAGGATCTGGAAGCTCTCGGCTATACCGCTGAGAGGATTGCGAAGGCATTCAATAACGCCAAGCAGCAAATCAAACGCGAGCCGTATGACATCAAAACCGGGACCGGCATCATTCTTCCGCAGAACATGGTGCGCGGGCCGAACATCCTGGGCTTGCCGGAAAAGTTGCTGCAAGCGCAGATCGATGAATCGGAAGCCATTTATGCGCGCGCGCAGGAGGAGCTCTACAAGGGCTTCGGCGCGATCCGCGCGAAGTATCAGCATGAGTTCGAGAAGAATGCCAAGCAAGCCGAGATGGAAGTGCCCGAGTGGGTCAAAGTCAACCCGTGGGCCGCCACCAATCTATACAAAGCTCAGGCACTCGAAATCGAGCGAGTCAAGAAAGACATGGTTGCGAAGGATCGCGAGGAGACACTCAAGATCCGCGCGGAAGATCTGAAGACCCGCATCGAGGACATCAAAACTACCGGTGCCATCGAAGCTGATTTGGCGCAAGTAACGATCAAAGATACCCTCGCAGCCGAAGCGGCTTCGGAAATCAAGCGCCTCGATATCCGACTGAAGACCGCAGAGGATATTCGCCAAGTGGCGCAGCAGGAAGCCGCCAATCAACTCGAAATAAAACAAGCCGAATTGATTCGAGAAGGCGAAATAACTCTGGCGGGAGCCAAGAAAAATAGTGGAGATTACTGGTTAATCCTGGCGGATTTGACCGCGAGGGACGAGCGTCTGCGGGCCGAAGCACGGGATGCCACTCAAAAGGCCGATATTGCCGCTGCTCGCGAAACCCAGGAAGCCATCCTCGAAATCATCAAAAAGGCCACCGACGAAACCACCGAGCTCCGCAAGCAGGCGCGGGACATTCTGGAGAACGAACAGGTCGCGAGTGCGGAGCGGCAGATCCGCATCGCGCGCATGACCTTTGAGACGGGCGAGGCGCAGACCGCGCGGCAGAAGATCGCCTCGATTCAGCAAGCCTCGGAGTTCGAGATCCAGGCCGCCGAGTATGTCGCCAAGACCAAGAGCGATCTCGCGCGCAAGCATGCTGTCGAGGAATATAACAAGCGGGTCGCCGAGCAGCAAAAGTTCGCCGAGCTCGCCGACCTAGCGGACCAGGACGTAGACAATCTGCGGGCGGTCAACCGCAACAAAGAAGCGGATGACATGCAGAAAAAAGCCGAGGATTTTAAGGCTGCCGCGAGAAAAATGGGCTTGGATGCTCAAGCCATCTGGGATGTATTTTACGCGCAGGATGCGGTAGCCTTCAGCGAATTGCAGGATCTCAAAGTCGAGATCGCACTCGACGCCAATAAGCGCATCAATCAAGCCTGGATCGATGAGCAGAAGCAAATCTTCGACAAGTTCAAGAATCTCGCCGATCAAATGTTGGATAGCTTGTTCCAGCACGGCAAGGGATTCTGGGCGCGCATGCGCGACATGGCCTTCAACATGGCGAAGGATTTCGCGAAGGCCGCCTTAGCGCCGATGATGGCAGCCGCGATGATGAATGCCTTCGGCATGCCGGTGCAACTGGAACGGCCCGATTTCGGTGGCGGGCAATTTGCCGGGATCATGAGCCTCATGCAGCAACGCCCGGTGTTCGGGCCGCCACCCAATAAGGCCAACCTGCCGGGGCACATCAACGATCTGAAGTTATTGCCGGATGGCTCGGTATCGGTGACTCCCAAGCAACCTCCTGGCCCGAAGCCGCAGTTCGATGCCACCATTACTCACAATCTCAATATCCGGTCGAGTGGTGGAGGTGCCGCAGCCCTAGCTGCGGCAGCCGGTGCCGGTGGTGGTGGAGGTGGTGGTGGCGACCGGCCCGATGTGCAAAGCCTGTTGAGGTTCTATGGTGTCGATACAGGAGCTACGGAGATCCCGCCCATTGTCGGCAGTGTAACCAGAACTGAGGCTTTGGCAGGTGGCGGATTTTCACTCGGTAGCGCCACTCTGGGATTTGGAGGTGATGGATTACCGCTTAGTACGGGTTATGCTCAGACCCTGCTTGGACCCATGCAGGCTTCGGCCAGTACCATCAATACGATTAAGCAGGCGACTTCGATCTGGAGCTTCATAAAGGGCTTCGGATTGGGTGGTGGCGCGGTCACTGCCGCCACCTCGGCGGTAGCGAGGGGAGCCGATGTCTCAGCCCTCATGGAGCCGATTGCCGGTGGTGCTACCCTCAGTCTGCCGTCGAGTGCCCTCGGGCTCGGCATCAAAGCACCCTTCGCCTATAGCGGGCTTGCGACCGCTGCCGCGCCATTTGCACTCGGTGGCGCTATTGGTGGCTTAAGCGGTGCCTTCGGGCTCGGGCGCTATGCCCAGCGCAGTGGCAATCCCCTGGCGGCCATCGGCGCGCCATTGCTGGGCGCATTCTCGGGACTCCTGGCCGCCGGTTCGCTCGCGGCTCTATTCCCGAGCATATTCGTGCCTCTCCTGGCTGCCGGTCCCATCGGGTGGATCGTGGCGGGAGCGATTGGCGCATCCATCGGCTTGATGGGTTTGCTGAAGGAATCCGATACGACCCACGCCCGCAAGCTGATCAAGCAGATGTATGGCATCGACATCAACAACATAAGCGTGTTGCGGCAAGTGGTGCAGATCGCCAAGCAAAAGTACGGTGGCGCGATTTCCCTTGCCGTCGCTTCGCCCGAGGTGCAGCAATTAATCAACTTATATGCGGCATCGCAGGGAGCCGGTGCCGTGGGTCCGCGACCGATGTATCCCTCGCTCTACACGCAAACCGGTGGAGCTCTCACGCTTCAGCCGCAGTATTCCAATGGTCAGGTCGTCGCGAGTCCGTATGCCGGGACGACGACCACGCAATACGCGAACTGGCTCGCTTACAACCAGCAACAACCGACTTCGATGTATATCCAACTCGACCCGAACCTTGCGCGCGATCTATTCGCCGGTCAAGTGGTGGATGTTCTGAACTCCAATCCGACCGTGGTGGGCAATGCGAATTCCATGGCGATCAACTCGGGCTCTTCGAGGATGGCGCAATTGGGCGGACTCATGGAGCCGCTGACGGTGCCGAGTTAATGCCCAGCCACAATGTAGCCAACGCGAGCCCCTCGGGCGTGCTGCCGCGTCTGATGCTGCTTCAGTTCCAGCAAGAGTTCCGCTACGAGTCGGTGGTCAATGACAACTACACCGATGGATCGAGCGACCGGCTTCCGCTGGTCACCGTGGGCCGCCAGTTCTTTCGCATCACTGCATTGGCGAAGGCGAGTGATTGGTTGGCCTTGCGAAATTTCTACATTGCTCATGTGGGGGTGCCGTTTTACTTTTACGTCCTGAGCGAGTGCCAGCCACCCTACAGTTACGATCCGACCGGCGCGGCCTTGCAGGGGCGCTATGTGGTGGTCTTCGATTCCGGCATCAGCGAAACCTACGTGATGCGCGCCACCAAAGCCGACACTGGTAGCAGCAACAACACCTCGATTGGTTCCGCGCAGCTAGTGTTCTCCCTCCGCGAGGTGAAGTGATGCCGGATACGATTGGTGGGATTACCGTCACCACACCACCTGTAATTTCGGCTTTCCCGATTTCGGTCGATTGGGGTGGCGGCATCGATTACATTCCCAATGTCGCGGTGCATGTTTTCGATGCTCCCGATCTGAAGACCGAGCAACGCTTCGTCCTGGGCGCGGGCTTCCGGCGCATCCGCATCCGCCGGGATCACATGAACAAAGACGAATATGCCTTGCTCAAAAATCACTGGCTCCAGGCGCAAGGCCAATACGCTTCCTTCCCTATCGCGGTGCAGGGTCCGAGCGGGATGGAAACCTGGAATGTTCGTTATGAAAATCCTAATGTGAGCTTTCCGCAATTCGCAGGCATGTTGACCGGTGATCCCGGTTTGACTTTATTGGTGCTGCCGGATGCGCTGCCGCCCTACACCTCGGTGGCGACGGTCACTCGCTTTCCCGATGCGAATCTGCTTACGAATCTCGCGAGCCAGACCCAGCATGTTTACCCGCTCTTGACCATTCAGGATCAGGTGCGAAATGCGAGCGGTGCGCTGGTGAATCAGCCGAACTATTTCTCCAATCAGCGGGTGCAGGTGGACGGCAAGGTCTATCTGCCGCGCCTGCTCACCTGGAACGGCATCACGCAAACCCTCTCGGAAGCCAGCGACTCGGCAACCTTCACTCTCGGCAATGCCGATGACATTTTCACGCAATGGGCGAATCAGGTGAACCTGTACCGCGCGGCAGTGCAGTTCTCGCTCTATCATGCCGAGTCCGGTTACATCATTCAACTGTGGGCCGGATATGCGCGCCCATGGGCACTCGATACTACCGGGCGATTCGTGCTGCCCTGCTCAAATGGAACCTACGAGCTCCATCTCCAATATCCGACCCGCACGATTACGAGATCTTGCTGGAAGGTCTACAAGGGCCGGTTCTGCCCCTCCACATCGAGCCTGACGACTTGCCCGAAGGACTATAACGCTTGCGTGGCGCGCGGAGTGCCGACCTCCTTCGGTGGCGTGGTGGTGCCGCATCAATACTTCCGTACTCGGGATTCCTCGACCGGCGTGTTGGGCTGGGGCAGATCGTGGATGACCTCGGTAACGATCACCAACGACACCATTTATCAAAATGCGATTCAGGAAATTTACACCGACAAGATGATGAAGATCACCGCTCCCATCATGGGTGGCAGGGATGAGAACACTTATTATGCAGCCCTGGGAATGGTGAGCGATGGGCCGATTGGTTCCTACGATTCCAATCAAGCCAACCATCTCTTGGACGGTTCGCCACCTTTCGATTCTGTCCGCGCGCCCATTCGGGGCGTGATGGGTTTCGATCCCGCCGACACCAATCACGATTTCCTGGCGATTTCGATAGCGCAACCGGACGGGTCTGGCGGAATTACGTGGGATCTGCCGCCACCGGATACCACCTATTCGGGCGGCCTTGCCTTTGCCGAGATCCGGCGCATGGATGCCGCCGGTCTGCAACTCGCGCCCCTTACCGATCACGCCATGCAAATCAGCGTGACCAAAGGCGTGAGCGGCTGGGTGTGGACGGCACCGGGTGCGCGCACATGGTTCAGCGGTCTGACCAATTGCGTATGGATCGCAGTGAATGTTTACTTACGCGCGTTGGGGCTCAGGGTTCAGCCTTCCAATGCCAGTCTGGTGCCGGTCGCGACGATGGAGCAATACTTCGATGTCAATCAGGCCATCGCGGCAGCCGCGATTTGTGATCAGGTTGTCGGCAAACTCCTGCCGCTGCCGGTCTGGATTCAAGGAGCCGTTTCACCCGGCAGCCAGACCGTCACGCCAACCGACATCACACCGATTCGAGTAGGGCAATCGCTTTTGGTGGATACCGGCACCAATGCCGAAACGGTAGTGGTGACCGCGATCTCGGGCAACACCTTCACGGCAACTTTCACCAAGTCACATGTCGCGAATACGATCTGCGCGATCGCAGAAAATCAGTTTCCCTTTCGCGGGATCATCAAGGATCGCAAGCCGGTGAAGGACTGGTTAACCGAGATCCTCAATTGCTGTCTCGGATATTGGACGATGGTGAACGGCAAACTTTGGATCGGCATCCGCATGAATGCGAGTGTGCTCGCCGAGAATGCCTACAACCAATCGCATATCAAGCTGAAGACGCTTCAGACTACTCCGCTAGAGCCGCAGTTCAACTGGTTCACCGTGCAGTTCGGCGATGAAGAGTTCGAGTGGCAGTTGAACAACACCACGGTCTACGACATCGATCACGCCTGCTTTGTGGGCACTCCCGATTCGCCTCAATACATGCAGGGCAACATGACCTTGGCCGGTGTCTCGAATCTGAGCCAAGCCGCGCGCGTATGCGTGACGCGCTTGCGCGAGGAGATTGGCGGGCTGGTATTTCGAGATGCCGGTGGAAACATCACCAGCAATGAGCAGGGCAATGCCCGCAATTTCAGTTTTCAAACCACCATCCTCTCGCTCAAGACGATGGTCGGTGATGTAATCTCGGTAGCGCACCCGAAGGTGCCCGGTGGTTTAATCAAGGGCCGGGTGCAATCGTGGACCTTCAATCCAGACTTCTCCATCGACATCCAGGCCAAATATGTCACCGACTCGATGTATCAGTACGATGTCGGCCCGAAGCCCACCGATGTGGTTGCGCCCCGGATGCCTGCGGCAAATATCGAATGGATGCAGGGCACCGCTTGGATGCCCAATATGGTGGGTCCGATAGTTGACGGCAGCGGCAATTCGGTCGATCCGATTTACACCGATGGGCGCGAGCGGACCTTCATGCTGTACCAGGATTACTTCATTGCTGCGGACGGGACGTGGTCGCCCGCGATCTTTGTTTCAGGTTATCTCGGCATCAACACTTTCGTGGACATCGCTTCTCCACGCATTGCCGACATCAACTACACCGGCAGTGGCGGCCAGTTCGTGGGTGGATACACCTATTACTTCTGTGTGGTGGTTTACGATTCCACCGGCAAAGCCACCAAGACCTCCAACCTCGCAGCCCTCTGGATTCCGGCAACGAGCCCGATCAATAACCGCATCAATTTCGTTTTGCTGCCGCCCAACACCGGCACCTGGAGTTCTTGGGAATTGTTCGGTGGCTTCGATCAGCGCACTCTCGCGCGCCAGGATGGTGCCAATGGCGCGGTGCCCTACAACTACACCTTTAATGGACCGCTTCATCCCTACACCTACGGGCTGCCGTGGGCATCCGCGAAGTATGTCCAGGTCGGCGCGAAGACCGAGATCCATGCCGGTATCGCGGGCATGCTGGTGAGCTCGATCCCGGCGGGCACCACCAATCAGATGCAGTGCAACGATTTCATCGGCTCCACCGATAACTGGAATGGCAGACTCGTAAGCGTGATCGGTGATGCCGCGACCGGCCTTACGGCTCTGCTCAACTACCGGATTACGGCTTTCAATTCCAGCACGGGCACCATCACGGTGTCACCGAATTGCGTGATCGCGGGCCAGCCGCAGAACTCAGTGGAGGCCGGTGATGTGCTCATCGTCCGTTCGATGGCCGCCAGTGTGGCGAGTGGCGGCACTGTGATCGGCGATCCGATGTGGAACAACACGGTCGGCAAGAATCAATTCGGTGGTGGTGATCCCACCTGGGCGGGCCTCGCCATTGATGCCGAGAAGGGCAACATTATGCGGGTACTGCGCGGCTCAGGGCAGGGTCAATATTCGAGCATTATCGGGAATGATCACACGCATGTGACGCTCGCAACGCCCCTGACCGGCCTCGATTCGACTAGCGTCATGACCATTGAAGAGCCCGCATGGGTGGACACCGGCTTCAGTTCGCCTGAGCAAGTGGCTCTCAATCACACCAACATGGTGCAGATCAAAGTGCCGGTCGAGAATCTCGCCAATCGCGTGGTCCTGGTGGCCGGGTTCCTGAATGATGGCGAAGGCCATTTGACCGATGAGCAGTTCGCTGTCATGCGCGAGATCTTCGTATTCGGGCAGCCCCCCACGGTTACCACCTTCGGGCCAGGAGCTCTCGCGCCGGGAGGTGGCCCATGGACCGCATCACAGACCGATCAGACCATTCGCGTGGATACTTCACTGAATCCTATCTCGATGAATCTGCCCCCACTGGTGTCCTATGCCGGTCGCACACTTTACATCTTCAACATGGGCACCAACACGGTCACCATCAATACTTATTCGAGCGGTGGAGTCACTGAAACTTTTTACGATGGCACCACTTCGCAGACCATTACGCTTCAGGGTGGCACTTTGAAGATCACCTCGACCGGCGATTACAACAATGCGGTTCTGCGGAGAGAAAGGAGATTGCGTGAAACCTAATCTGCCTGAGGTTATTGACCTCGAAGCACCGCGCACAGCCTCACCCGCGCATACCTGGATTTACGAGCGTGGCGGCATGGGCTCGGGCACCACCATTGCGACGACTCCTCCGGTTACGATTGACCCGAACAATCCGCCGACTGCCGCGAACCCGCAAATCTTCAACCGCTATAACGACATGGTCGAGGT